CATTGTTTGAAGGGGTAAAGGTAAGGTTTGCGGCTCCGCTTTCCTCAAACCGCAGAGACTGGTCAATGGTTGTGCTGTAAAATGAACCTAGTGCGCCGCCGGGATCACCAGCACCACCTAGTCCAGCACCATTAGCTTGAAGAATGCTCATCTTATGTTAATGCCCCCGATACAGAAACCAAAACTCTATTGTCGCCTGTTGCAGCTTTTACAAAATAGGCTAGGTGATATACACCAGCAGTAGATAGGCTAGTTAGTGCTGATGCGTTGATAGCTACCATAGCGTTAGCACTGATTGTTCCACCACCAGTAGTTAGGAAGATGTTACCCGATTGACCAGCTACAGTGTTGCTAAAGGTAAGTTCATCATCACCTGTTGTGGTAGCTTGGAAGTTGGTGTTGTCAGTCAAATCAAAAGTGATGACATTGGCACTTGGTGAGTCGGTTGTTATGGCGTTGGTTCCGTCTGAACTCAAAGCACGTCCTGTTACCGTTACACCTGTTGAAATAGTTTCAAACTTTTTGTTGTTGTCAAAGTACAAGTCAACACCGTCGTTAACGTCCATAGCGATGTACGTTTCGGTGCCTGTATCGCTACGGAGCGTGATACCGTCGCCTTGAACGTTCAGTTCACCTGTATTGTTTTCGATGAAGCTGTCTGTACCATTGTGATACAATTGAAGGTCTGTGCCGACACCGATGTTCAAGTTTTCGCTATCGCCTAAAACCAACCCGTCAGATGTTACTGTGCCAGTAATACTGATATTACCTGTACCAGTAATATTGTTACTGTTAAGATCAAGACCGCCGCCAAGCTGTGGCGTAGTATCATCAACAACATCACTAATAAACCCTAACCCGCTTGTAAGATCATCGTTGAAGCCGGACAGGTTAATGTTGCCCTTAGTCAGCTTCTTCTGATTTCCGGCTGCATCTACTACGGCAAAGAAATCACCATCACCGTCTGAAACCGACGTGGTGAGTTCGTTCAAGTCGAGAGACAGGGTGTGCGAAGTTCCTTCTCCGGTTGCGGCTCCGGTAGAAGCAAGTCCTGTACCTGCAGTGATGTCTTGTACGTAATCATTGGTTGTGTCAGTACCCAAAGCAACTGAGTTAGGCTGAATTGTAGCTGTGCCTGTTACGTTGCCCGAACCATCAAATGAGGCAGATGTCCATACCACATCGCCTGTCATTCCGATTGTGCGTCCTGTTGCAAGGGCGGTAGCCGTATCGGCATTACCAGTTACATTGCCCGTGACGTTACCAGTAACATTACCTGTTACATTACCCGTTACATTGCCTGTAAGACCTGCCGTTACTGTCCCTGCAGAAAAGTTACCGCTTGCATCTCTAAATACAATGGTGCTTGCTGTATTGGCGTCGGTTGCATTTGAGGTTACGGTAAAAGTAGCACTTTCAGCATTTGCTGATCCACTAAGACCGTTGCCTGATGTAGCACCTTGTTCAACGTAAGAACCTGTCGTTTTGGTTCCTAGCGCAACAGAGTTTGCTGCAACTTGTGTTGACGTAACAGAATTAGCCGCCAAACCACTGGATGTGATAGGCGGTCCCTCTCCTGTTGTTCCATCGTGACTGTGACCTGTGGAAGCATTGAACGCAGCTACAATTGCGTCAAATTCACCATCTAAGTCAGCAGCGTTAATAACGTTACCGTCCGCAATGTTGTTTGGGGTATCGTTACGAGTATATCCTGTACCCATATCTATTATCTCCTTCCATAGAGTCCGTATTGTATGGACGCAGAATCTATGGTAAATGTCGAGTCGGTTGTTTGACCTAATGTTTCGTATAGGATTGATACGGTAAATCCTGAACCCGTTACTGGCTCATCGTAAATGTATCTGGCTTTACTGCCAAATGTTGATGTGCCAAATATACCTGCACCATAAACAACGGAACTTGCACTTGCATTGTTCAAGGTAACCGGTAATGGTTGCACCGAACCTGTCTGGTCAAAATCGTACTTAATTGACATTTGCAGTTCAAATGCACCGTCTGCATCGATGTAACTTGTGTTACGAAATACTGTCTTTCTCAAGTTAGGATCTTGAAGCGGAACATACGGGGTTGCAAATGTTGCCGTAATATTCGTTCCATCGAAAGTATTGCCTTGCTCCATTCGATACAAGTAATCTAATTCATTTCCAAAGTATATAAATTCTGTGTTACCATCATATTCACTAAAAGTACTGTATGCTTTAAAGCCACGAAGGTCGTTCCATGAGATACCCTCTTGTAACTGTGTCCCCGCAACTGCCTTAGATCCAGAAGTCTGGTAAGTCGAGTTGTATCCAAAAATGCGATACTGGCTTTTTTCTCTAATAACAATGCTACTAAAAGAAGAACTACTAGATATCAAGTCTAGCATTTCTGTCTGAATAGGCTTCGATATTACTCCTAATGCAAAGTCGCCCACACGATCCGTAGCCGAAAAAGTACGCAAACCATCTGGACCTAAGAATATGATGTCACCACCAATTTCCTGAATTGTATCTGATGCTACACAACCTAAGTCTCTTGATACGGGCTGGAGAGCAAAGTCCGCTACACTGTTACCAACTAGCCTGTTTATCTTATTTTCGCTAAAGATAATCAGTTGTTCACGAAATACAATTAAGCCAGTTATATTATCGGCTATGTTTATTATACCACCACCAGATGCACTTGTAAAGTCCGTATCGCTATATGGTGCAGAAAAAATAAGGTTTTTGCCGTTTCCAAGAAATATATGGTTCTTGAAATTGGTTATGTGCGTACATCCTAGTGTATCGTTGGATAGTCCGGTTTCTTCTCTAAAAGTAGTATTATCGAAAGTAAATGGCTTATTTCCTGTATCACCATCTACAACCATAAACTTCTCAGTACCACTGAAGTCGTATTTTAAAAATCTAACCTTGCTAGATCCAGAACCAAGATTGATACCTGTACTACTAAATGTGGCGTTATCTGTTATTTCTGTCCAACCTGAACCTGCAGATCTAAAAATACCATCACCACGAGCAGCATACACATTGTCTTTATAGCGAAGAATTCCTCTTACAACACCACTGTTTGGTATGCCGTTTGTATCATACTTTTCAAATCCTTCAATACGACGGTAGCCACCAAAAACCGACGGTTCAAAATTTCGTAATATTCGTGCACTTCCGGGGGCTGTAATACCATGCTGCAGTTGAGACAGGTTAGTTATCAGACCACCTTTTAGTTCAAATATGTTGGTATTCCAGCGATCTGGCATCTAAACCGCCCTTGCGTATACATTTTCATTTACGTTTTGTGTACGCATACGCTTCATACCGGATTCAAACTTCTGAAACGATACACGTGCAGATTCTAAGTTATCGCGAAACATATATGCGTAGTACATACCGCCATCTACAATTACATGTCGGTAGCGGAAGGGAATAGTAGGAACGTCGGTATCGTTGGTTAAGTCTGCAGGATACATGTAATATTCGTATTTTACAGAATACGCTGCGTCAGGTATCGGTGCAAAAATAATGTCATTATCCTGTGCACGAACAACGTATTCTGGTGCAGTCCCTTGTGATGCAGCTTTATATTCTTCGTCAATAAACCGACTAACATATTCATCGTAGGATAGTTGTGTCAATCTACGAGCACTTTCAATGAGAGGTGTCGTACTGCGTTGTAAACGGACTGTGTCAAAATCGACGTACTTTGCGTTATTCGGAAGTGGATATCTTAGCTGACCCGCTGTCAAGGTTATTGTATCAAAGTTATGATTGAAAGGCCAAGCAAAGTGAGACTGATTAACATCACGTATTGCTGCGTTTACAGAATCTTTTAACTGTGCATACACGCCAGTAGCAGTAGCAAAATTCGCTGATGTCAATTCTGTTTCATTCAACCGACGAGCAATATCGTTTGTTAGTCCCAAAAAATCGTATGCCATCTAGTTTTTCTCCACGACACGAATTCGTGCTTCTTGTTCGAAGACAGTCGAATTGCTAGTAGTCATTCGGCAGATAATGTTGTATTCTTGAAAATTGGTTCCCAAGCCCAAGTACAAAGTAGCTACTGTGTCAGTGTTCGTGTTCGATACGTGTTGAAGTCCGTTAACAATATCGCCTTGTGCAAAAGTAATAAACGAACTTGTTGTTGCATCATAAATCTTCCAAGCAACACTACTGATTGTATGTGTTTCTAAAATGTTAGTCCAGTCAATAGAATAATCTACCTGATCATCTGGATCTTTGTCCTGCCACTTGATAGACATTGTTATGCAACCCTTCTTGCTTGTGATGGGGGTAATATAAATGTTCGGACTTTGCTATATCCAAGTACAGGAATGACTAAAGTTATACCCGTGTATGTTCCTGCCCCAATAGATCCTGTCATACCTACAGATGTAACGCGATGTGTATTTGAAAGGGTGACGCTACCAATAAATCCTGTAGCACTAACACTGATAAGACCTTCGTCTGGGTTTTCAAATACTGTATTTACGGAACCTGTTGCAGATACACCAGTTAGTACAACTTTTAGATTTTCACTTACACTTCCTACGCTTCCAGTTGCTGATACGCCGCTTATGACTTTGGTTTGGGATGGACCACTAGCTGTAACACCACCTGTTTCGGCTGTAGCCGACACGCCAACAAGACGCTCTGATATGTCGATTTCAAAACCATTTACAGCTACGGTTTGAATTTGACCTGTTCCAGAAACACCTGTCAGAG